ACCGCGCTTTTTGGGTTCTGCTTTCTTAATTTTCTTTTCTTTCTTTTCCTCATTATTTTTTTCCTTAATATCCTTCATAGCGTTCTTATAAAATTCATCAATCTCCTTTTTGGTATCAAGATTATCAGACATACTAACCATGATTTCCTTGATACGCATCGCGAGAGTTGAGGTAGACATTTCTTTTTTGTGTGTTCGCTTTGAGTTCGCTTTGAGTTTGCTTTGAGTTCCTTTGAGTTCCTTTGAATTCGCTTTGAATTCGCTTTGAGTTCGCTTTGAGTTCGCTTTGAGTTCCTTTGAGTTCCTTTGAATTCGCTTTGAGTATTGTTTCAATTGCTTGACCTTGTTATAAAATTTCAATCAAAATAATCAATTTTTAATTTAATTTTTAATTATTATAACAAATTTATTCCATATATTTTAGTTATGAGTAGTATATGTATTACTAATATCCCCAAGACTATTAGTATAGTCTCCAACACCATTAAAGTTTCCTATACCTGAAGAAAAATTTCCAACATTCCCTGCATAATTATTTGGAGTTAATACATCACCAATTGCAACAGCACCACTTGCCGCAGCAACTGGTTTAAAAAGCAAGGACATAATGAACACACCCCACGCGACTAATGAACTTAAAATACCTAATATTATTACACCCCATCCAATATAATACAGAAGATTGTAAATGGTTGTAAAATTATTTGGATTTTTTGGGTCATAATATATTTCTACATTTTCATCTAAATTTACTGTTCCAATAGATACATAGTTATTTTTATATTTTTTTCCTTCAACTTCATATTCTATTGTTGCGTCGCATTTCTTATCTTTCTTTTTATTATCAGTATAATAGCAATCAGCAGTAACTATTTTAGCATTTATTTTTTCTGTGTACTCGCTATAATAATTTTTAATTTGTATTCCTACAAATATACCTAGACCTGCAAGAATTGTGCTCATTAATGCTTTGCCAAAATCATAAAATAACCCTATATTTGATGCAGTATCGTAAACAGGTTGAAACATTTCTTTATTATTTTTAAGGTCATTTAATGCAGTTCCTATTAAACCAGGTTGATGTTGCGGAATGGGTGGGTTGTCTCCACCTTTTCTTTTTATATAGGTACGCTTAACATATTTTCGCTTTGGAACTGGTTTTAATGCTAAAGTATTTTTTTTATTTTTCATTCTTTAATTATATTATATAGAATATTAAAAAATGATATTTATATAAATGTATAATATCAATAAAGTAATATGAATTTTGGTTTCATATATCTAAGAGATAATAATTGGTGGAATAAAGAAAATGTAATAAAAATGGGCAAAGCAAATAACATTCCTGAAAGGGATACACAATATGCAACTGGTGAGATCAATAGAGGTACTTTTGATACAGTATTTGAGGTTCCTATTGAAAAGATGGGAATTATTGAACGCTTATTGCAAAATGAGTTTCGTGAATTAAATGTCAAATATGATGCTGGAACTGAATTTTACAATAAAAAAATTATCAGTCTTATTGAACCTTACTTAATTACAATTGGAATTAAATATAGGAAATTATCCAAACAAGAAATTAGTGATTTAGTAAGATGTAACAGAGTAAAAAAAACTATGAAAAAAATAAATATTCAATCATTAATTAATATATTAAAATCCAATACAATAAAAAAAGACTTAATTTCATATATACCGAGAAACGACCAAACTATCATTATTGAAAAGTCAGTTATACATTTTAAACAATATGATAAAGGTATTCTTGTATTAATGTGTGGAGTAGGAAAAACTTTAATTTCATTATGGATTACACAAGAATTAAACTCAAATACTATTCTTATTGGTGTTCCTAATAAATTATTATTAAAACAGTGGGAAGAAGTTATTTGTGTTTTGTTTCAAAGTGTTCCGTATTTAATTGTTTCAGGTGGAGTAAATACTGAAAATATAATGCGATTTTTAGAAAATAATCAAAAAAAATGTATTGTAATAACTACATATTCATCGGCACATAAAGTATATACTACGACACAACATACAAGGTTTGTATTTGATATGAAACTATTAGACGAATGTCATCATTTAACTGCAACTAATATGCAATTATCATATACTACAAAAAAATATATTCAAATGTTAAACATTTCATCTGTAAAACAATTATCATTAACTGCAACACTTAAACAAATTGAAAGTATACGAGATGATGGTATTGTAGTTTCAAATGATAATGTTGAATATTTTGGAGAAATAATTGATAGAAAATGTTTGTTATGGGCGATTAATGAAAACATTATTTGTGATTATGTTATTCAAACCATTATTACAAATGAAGAACAATTAGAACAACAATTATCAAGATTTTATATTATAGAAGAGAATGATAAAAGTTTGTTTTTGACTGCATTTGCATCTTTGAAAAGTATATTTGACGGACATTCACATCATTTATTGATATATTCAAATAACAAGGATAATTCATTGAAATTAATTCAATATATAAAAATGCTGTTAGACAATAATTACTTTGATATACCTGATTTATATTATTCAAATTATCATAGTGAAATGAAATCAAAAGACCAAAAGGGAATAATTAATAATTTTGAAAAGACAAAGTTTGGAATAATTACTTGTGTCTATTGTTTGGGTGAAGGATGGGATTTCCCATTATTGGATGGTGTTGTATTTGCTGAAAATATGACATCAAATATCCGTATAGTTCAATCTGCTTTAAGAGCGAGTAGAAAAAACAAAAAAGATGTAAATAAAAAAACAAAAATCATTTTACCAATTTTGAATAGAGATGACTGGTTAGAAAATAATGAAAATTCTGATTTGAAAAAAGTCAGAGAGGTTATTTATCAAATGAGTTTAGAAGATGAAACTATTACGCAAAAAATTAAGGTATTTAGGATTAATATTGAAAAACAAAAACCAAAAAAAATAGAAAAAGAAGAAAAAGAAATGGTTGATGAGTTTGGTGAATATGATGATGAATTAACACAAAAATTAAGATTAAAAACAATCAGAAGAACAGCGCTTACTACAACATATGAAAAAGCAAGAAAAATAATTGCTGATAAAAATATAAAAAGTAAAGAAAATTATTATGAATTATGTGAAAGAGATAATAGATTATCCAAAGAACCAGAAATAGTATTTAAAGGACAATTTACAAACTGGATAAAATATTTGAATATTGAACAAATATATTATGATTTGGAAACTTGTAAAAATAAAGTAAGTGAATATTTATTGTTATATCCTGAAATAAAAAAACATTATTTGGACTTATCAATTGTAAGTAATGAATTATGTAAAATAGACATATTATTTCCTCCAAACGGTTTATGGGTTGAATACTACAATGTAAAGGATTTGAGAGATATAATTACTATTACAAATAAAAAAAAGAAAATGGGTGTTATTTTGTAAATATTCAGGAATTATAATGTTTAGGAATAATTAAGGAAAATATCCTTTTTTTTATAATATTATAAAAAATTGATTTAATTTAATATAAAGAAATAGTATCTTATACTATTATATATGGCAATGTCAAAACAATATTCCTGCGATTTATGTAAAAAAGTGTTTAATCAAAAAATTGATTTCACACGACACCAAAATAAGAAAGCACCTTGTATAACATTAACTGAAATGCAACAAATTAGTCAAACAAAAGAAGTTAAAATGGATAATAAAACCACGCTTATTAGTGTATTCAAAAGTTGTTTAAATATATTGAGAGATAATGAAGGTTTAACTGGTGAGAAAGCATTAAGAACTTTGTCTTATTTGTTAATATTAAAATTACTTGAACCCCATTTTGGTGGTGAAATTGACATTGATAATTGTTATGAATATGATTTTGCATCTTATTTTGAAGAAAATGTTATAGAACCAAATAAACAAAGATTATTGTCTATAGTTAGATTTACAAATTTATCAAATGAAAACGAAGATAACTTACCTAATTTAATGAAATATGCTTGGGATATAATATTATCAAATCATCCTACTACAAAAAATATATTCTTGAAAGGTAAAGGGTTTGATATTCAACACAAATCAACCTACAAAAAATTAATTGATAAACTTAACTCACTTGACTTATCTCAAACTGAATATGATGTTTTGGGTAATGCGTATGAGGAAGTTATTCAAGATATTATGACAGGTAAAGTGTTGGGACAATTCTTTACTCAACCATTAGTGAAGAAAATGATGGTGAAATTAATCAATCCACAAATACATCCTGACGGAAAAATAGATACTTGTGGAGACCCTACTATGGGGACTGGTGGTTTCTTGATTACCTATTTACAATACATTTTACAACAAGCAACTGCTAAAAACATTAAACCTGATTGGGATTTTATCAAAACCGAAGGATTGTATGGTAAAGAATTAGAACCTGATACATATCAACTTGCGGTTTCAAATATGTTAATCTCGTCAGGACATATGTTTGAAAAATTAGACAGAGGTGATAGTATTCGTGTTCCTATAACAAGAAAGTTTGATAATATTCTTGCTAATCCACCATTTGGAATTAAGGGATTAAAATATGATGATTTTCAAAGTCCATTAAAAAATGAATATGTTCCTATCAAAACAGATAATGCAGTTTCCTTGTTTATTCAAGCAATTATTTATATGTTGAAGATTAATGGTAAATGTGCTGTTGTATTACCTGACGGACAAGATTTATTTTCAAAAACAAACACAACATTAGTTGCAATTAGAGAATATCTTATGAAAACTTGTGATTTGAAAGAAATTATATATCTACCATCAGGTATATTTACATACACATCCATAAAAACTTGCGTGTTTTACTTTGTGAAAAAGAGAGAAGGAACTGATGTTTTGGAAACAAAAATTAAAGTATCTAAAACTCAAAAAGAAACAGGTAGAGATTATAAGTTTTCAAAAACACATCAAACAACTACTGTTAAGTTTTATGATTATAACCCTTATAATGATGTTAAAAATCTATTGGTTGAAGTTCCTATTGAGAAAATTGCGAGTAATTCATATTCACTTAATTATGCTGAATATATGAAAGATGAAACCGAAGAAGAACAATACGAAGATGGCGTTATAGTGAAGACGCTTGGAGAGGTTTGTAAGTTCTTACCTAAAAGTAAAAGAAATGCAAAGTATGGTAATAAAGAAGGATTATATCCATTCTTTAAAAGTTCTACAAAAGTTGATAGTTATGTTGATGAACCAGATTATAAAGAAGAAAGTTTAATAATAGGTGATGGAGGAGAACCAAATATAAATTATGGTATTAAATTCTCAACCAGCGACCATTGTTATATTCTTCAAAATAAAAATAAATTATTAAATATTAAATATGCTTATTATTATTTGTACCATAATTTAGATATGATGAAACAATTATATACAGGTGTTGCAATTAAAAATATTTCAAAAACAAATATTGAAGGAATAAAAATCCCAATCCCTTTACTTGAACGTCAACAAGAAATTGTAAAATATTTAGATTTCATATACGAAAAAGCAAACAAAACAAGTAATAAAAAGATTGCGGAATTGAAGCAACTGAACGAGTTTTGTTTAAATAATCAAAAAATATTTGGTGAGAATGTTGTGAAAACACTTGGAGAAGTATTCAAAGAAGTAAAAACAGGTAAGGATGTTGTTGCGACTGACAGAAAAAAGGGTGAATATCCATTTTATGGTGCAAATGGAATTATTGATTATGTTGATAGTTACATATTTGATGGTAAATATTTATTGACAGCAAGGACTGGATCATTAGGTTCATTACATATATCAAATGGTAAGTTTTGGTGTTCTGGGGATGTACATAGAATGGAATTTGAAAATCATACTTTATTATCATATACATATTATTATTTACAAACGATAGATTTTCAAAAGTTTAGAACAGGTTCGGCACATCCAAAATTAAGCGGTTCAAGTTTAAAATCAATAAAAATCCCAATCCCATCACTTGAACGCCAAAAAGAAATTGTTGATTATTGTGAATATAATGATACACTCGTCAAACAATTAGAAAAAGAAATTGAAAATAATAAAAAACAAGCACAACAATTCATTATAGGTATTGTAAAACCACATGTTCAAATAGAAGAAGATGATACAAGTTCAATAAATAATGAACCAATTAATGAAGTTCAAAATTAAATTGTATTTGTTGAAAAAAGATAATGAAGTATAATTATCAACATTTATTTATTCAACATATATAAATCATATGATAAATAAGTAGCAAATGATAACCACGCAATATATGGTAATAATGCAAGTATTGCAAAATATTTAATATTTGAATTATAATTATCCTGTAAATAAAATTGAATTAGAGTTAATATAGCAAAAACTAAACTTAATATTATTATTATAAGACCATTATATAACCCATTTTCTCCAAAAAATATTGGTATATACATAAAATTAAATAGCAATGCTAAAGTAGGTATTATCCAATATTTCAACCCCTTAAAATATATAGTAGTACTACATTTTGATATTTTATCAGGGATGCATAGACTATCATACAACGCAAAACTATATATGATTCCAATCATTATATATAATATGGGCCACACAATACTGAAAATATAACTCGGTGGGTTATATTTTGGTTTTTTTAAATTTTTATATTTCTCTTCACCCCATTTTTTACCATATATTGCCCCAATAGACATACCAATTATTAATGGTAAAAATATTATAGTATATGTTATTATTTGTTTAATTATATTTGATGTTTTCTGTGTCTTAAAACATAAAAAGTCACCTCCGAAACAATATTTACCCATAATTATGTTATAACCACCTATAATAATTTATATATAAAAATTAATATTATTTAAGATTTATTTGATTAACTTTAATTACTATATTAAAATATAAGACAATATGTCAAGAACACTTGAGGATGTTTGCAATATTTTACCAAGAAGTAAAAGAAATACTAAGTATGGGAACAGTAAGGGTGAATATCCATTTTTTAAAGGGTCAACAATACTGGATACTTATGTTGATATACCTGATTATGAAGGAGAAAGTCTAATTATTTGTGATACAGGAATGGCAAATATTAATTATGCATATGAGTTCTCTGCTAGCGATAATTGTTATATTCTACAAAATAAAAATAAATCATTATTAAACTTAAAATTTGTTTATTATTATTTATATAATAATTTAGATATTATGAATAATTTATACACTGGCGATAATATTAAACATATATCAAAAGCGAGTATTAAAGGGATTATAATCCCTTCGCCATCTCTCGAAAAGCAGAATGAAATTGTTAAGTTTTGTGAAAACAATGATATGAATATTAAGAAATTAGAAGAAGAGATTGAAAATAGTAAAAATCTTATGATGCAATATATGAAAGATGTATGGAAATTTTAAACCATTCTAAAAAATAATAATATAATAAGGATATAAAGGTAACATCAATAACATTATATTTTATATTATGTATAGCGCTAGTAATTTGCATCAAAAAAATAGAGAAACAAAAAAGTTTGTAATTATGGATAGAAAAGAGTTTATAATTATGGATAGAAAAGAGTTTATAATTAGTGATTATGATATACCAGATAAAAATTTATATAAAATAATGAATACATCAAATATTATTAAAGGTATTCAAAAACCATTGCATAGATTAGAAAGTATTATGGAATAATAAGTATTACAAAGGTGATAAAATAGGAATCGCAGTTTTAGTATCAACATCATTGTCAAACCTAACAATATATTTGCAATTAAAATGATAATTGCGCATATCTTCTAGAATGTATTTGTCCTTTCTTTGTCTTCTTGTCAATACTCGTCCATCATTTTCAATATCTTCAAGCAGTTCTATATTAATATATATTACATCTTTTATAATATTGTAGAATTCAATTGTATGATATAATAATTCTGCTAAACATTTGAATTGCTCATTTTTTTGTAATATAAAGTTAGACTTAGATATCTTTTGTGAAACAATTGTATCATTAAATATATTTAAATTTGTAATATTCAAATATTTTTTTATCATAGAATGTATAGTTATATAATATAATTTATTTGTTTTATATAGACTATATAAAGGTTGATTATAAATAACAATTTTATCTACATTCATATTTAATACGGCGGTATAGTAAGTTTTATTATAAATCGCACTTTCATGTTGATAAAAATCATCATATTCTATTCTATTTTTTTTATATTTAAGAATATTATATTTGCTATTGATATAATTGATATTTAACAAACCTAAATAATCTAAATTATCAAATAAAGGATTATTTGCAATTTCAAGTAATCTATGAAAATATATTGTATTCTTATAATTGTCATTATTATTTAAATCTTTTAAAATCAAAGTATATAAGTATTTATATATAATTGTTAGAATATCTTCTGGTAATATATCTAAATATGTCAACATATTATTATAATAATAATAAATAAATCATTTTTTTTCATAATAATAACTAAAAATATATGGAATAAATTTGTTATAATAATTAAAAATTAAATTAAAAATTGATTAGTTTGATTAAAAAATATAACAAAGTCAAGCAATTGAAGCAATACTCAAAGCGAACTCAAAGCGAACTCAAAGCGAACTCAAAGCGAACTCAAAGCGAACTCTAAGCGAACTCAAAGTAACTCAAAGTAACACACAAAAAATGTCTACCTCAACTCTCGCGATGCGTATCAAGGAAATCATGGTTAGTATGTCTGACAATCTTGATACCAAAAAGGAGATTGATGAATTTTATAAGAACGCTATGAAGGATATTAAGGAAAAAAATAATGAGGAAAAGAAAGAAAAGAAAATTAAGAAAGCAGAACCCAAAAAGCGCGGT